TTATAAAGTATCTTTCTTTTCCTTCATGAGTGAAGATTACTATTTTATAAAGATATACCCCTTTTTCTCTGTATAATTCTTTAAGGATTTGGGGCTTGAAGATGTCCAAAGTTTCAGTTAGGAGGCAGACGCCCTCGTGTGTTTTTCCACAGAAAATCATTAATGATTCTATGTTTCCTTCATTTTCATTTATAATTGATTTAGGGCAGGTGATAATCCAATCAATGCCAACATCTAAAAGTTTAGTCTTTATATCATCGTATTTATCTTTATTAGACCCTATAAAAAGTTCTACATCTCTATTAGAAGAAAGATAATTCACGAAAGGGGTATTGAGTCCATATGGATTTGGAACAAAAACTCTTTGTTTTTCTGAGGGTATATGCTTGAACAGTTCTAAATACAATTCTTTAAAATCTGACCTTAACATCCTATATAATAAGTTAGATTTTTTAAAAATCCGGCATCCTTAGGGGTTTAGACAGAAGATGTTTTAAGGGCTCAGAAGAATATTAAACTTTTTAGTCATTTTCTTAATGAAACCCTACATTTTAGAGTATCTATACATATAGACTATACATTTATAAAAAGGGAACATATAGACTATTATATCTATATTATATGTATAGTATGTATAGTATGTATAGTTATTTTTAAAATTCAGATTATAAAATAAATTAAAAATTATCTTTATACTTAATTTTTAATTTTTTATAATGAATTCAATTTCTATATATACATCATACACTATACACAAAAAGGACATATACTTATAAGATTATAAATGTATAGTGTATGATGTAGGGTCTGTGATTTATAGAAGTAATCTTAAAAGTTCTTAAAAGATTAGTAATCTATTAAGAAAAAATATCTCTAAATCCGCCCCTTAGAGGTTATAACTCTAAATCCGCGGTTTTCTGTTGTTTTTCTTCTTACATCTTCCCCTTGACATCAACCCTTAGAATTTTAAGGGGTTTAGACAGAAGATGTTTTAAGGGCTCAGAAGAATATTAAACTTTTTAGTCATTTTCTTAATGAAACCCTACATTTTAGAGTATCTATACATATAGACTATACATTTATAAAAAGGGAACATATAGACTATTATATCTATATTATATGTATAGTATGTATAGTATGTATAGTTATTTTTAAAATTCAGATTATAAAATAAATTAAAAATTATCTTTATACTTAATTTTTAATTTTTTATAATGAATTCAATTTCTATATATACATCATACACTATACACAAAAAGGACATATACTTATAAGATTATAAATGTATAGTGTATGATGTAGGGTCTGTGATTTATAGAAGTAATCTTAAAAGTTCTTAAAAGATTAGTAATCTATTAAGAAAAAATATCTCTAAATCCGCCCCTTAGAGGTTATAACTCTAAATCCGCGGTTTTCTGTTGTTTTCTTCTTACATCTTCCCCTTAACATCATCCCCCATAGAATTTAAAATGAAAAGGGCATATATGACAGATATTAGAAGATATTGACAGATGATGACAGATAGAAGAAGAAGTTAAAAAACCTAAAAGGGCATATACTAAAAAGAAAAACTATAAGTCTATGATAGATTTGACAGATTGGCAGGTTTTTAAGAAAATAAAAAAAAAAAAAAGAATTAAAAATTATCTTTGTTCTTAATTTTTGAAATAATATTTATAAGTTGAAAATACCTTAAATCTGTCAAATCTATCATAGGTGCCCTTTTTTAAAAGTCAATGTGTCAGGACTCTTAGAGGTTATAACCTAAAACCGCGGTTTTGAGTTGTTTTCTTTCTTACATCTTCCCCTTAACATCATCCCCCATAGAATTTAAAATGAAAAGGGCATATATGGCGGATATTAGAAGATATTGACAGATGATGACAGATAGAAGAAGAAGTTAAAAAACCTAAAAGGGCATATACTAAAAAGAAAAACTATAAGTCTATGATAGATTTGACAGATTGGCAGGTTTTTAAGAAAATAAAAAAAAAAAAAAGAATTAAAAATTATCTTTGTTCTTAATTTTTGAAATAATATTTATAAGTTGAAAATACCTTAAATCTGTCAAATCTATCATAGGTGCCCTTTTTTAAAAGTCAATGTGTCAGGACTCTTAGAGGTTATAACCTAAAACCGCGGTTTTGAGTTGTTTTCTTCTTACATCTTCCCCTTCCATAATTCAGAACTTAAATATGTAAATATTCTTCATTCTACCCTATAATTAGACCACATACAAGAAGATATAAACTTTTTAAATTCTTGGCTTAATAGATATCTTTTTATACCTATCTTCCCTATTTTCAATCTTATCATTCAACCCCTCCATAAACCTATCCACGATATCTACCAAAAACCCGCTTTTTCCGGAGCATGGCTCAAATATCTTATTATCCAATACGCCCCAAAATTCAGAAGGCATCTTATCTAACATCTCCTGACGTAGATTATATGGAGTGGATACTTCCCCTAATGTCTGCTTTTCCTTAACACCAGGTTTTAGTATATTATCTAAAAGTTTAGATAATTCACCCAAAGTGTGATTATTGACTAATTCCATAATGTCTAATTTTTCCATTATATATAAATAATATATAATATAAATAATAATAATAATAATTTTAATTTTGATTTTGATAATAATTTCTAATATCGTGTTCATAGATTCTATATGACAAATCACACGTTCCATCCATAATATGTTTGTATCTTCTGTTAACTTCAATATCCAAAGTTTTCTCCATATGTTTAATAATTTCATAATAATCACTCGTTCCTTCATCAAGATTTGATAAGTATTTTCTCATATTAATATGAATTTCTTTCATTTGACTAAATGTCATCATTTGGTATGTATTATTTAATTCCATATCAATTCCGCATGGATACCTGATATCGTTCGCGTCATACAAAAAAATAAAATAATAAGCGCAATATCCAAATTTTTCTTCCATAAGTCCATTATAGATATGATTAATTATATCCATGAATTCATCAATTTCTTCTTCTGTGTAAATCATTTTCAATAACTGGTTTTTTAATATCTGCTCTCTCTCTCTCTTCATATACCTATATATGCAGTGTTTCTTTAAGTCATTTTTTACCTAATATAAAAAATAATAAAAAATTTAGAATTCTTCTTCATTAGAATTCTTCTTCATCAGAACTCCACCCATCATCAGTTGATATGTTTTTTTCTATGTTAAAATGTGTTATCAATGATGGAATATGAATAATGTATTCACTGCCCCTAATTGTTCTTTCATATCTAATTCCATCTAATTTCATATTTTTTAGTTTCATCGTGAATCTCTTATTAGACATTTCAAATCTTAGTCTATTATTATCGATATATGTTAAGAATTGATTGAATAGTGAAGATGAACTAATTTTAACTGTTAAATCATCGTAATGATTAATTGTGAATTGTTCTAAGAAAGACTCAATAGGATGAGTAGAGAGATTCTGTAAATCTGCTTGATATTCAGTAATTGGCTTTTTCTTTTTTAGGAAGTTTCCAATATTCATATTCTTTAAGTATTCATATAAAGTTTTAATAATATTATCATCCTCTATCATACCATATATCATTGTAAAATATTCATTATTACCAATCAACTCATCAGAACATCTAATGACCAGATTTCTACGGTCATCTTTCTTAGTTGTGAGGGGTTCTTCATTATTAGTAAATGAAATGAAACGGTGATATGAATTCATCACAAATGGTGCTACATTCTTTTGATTAATAATAACTGTATCATCTGTTATTAATTCTTTAATTTTACCTTCTGCGTGTAATCTCTCAGATTTGGACAACTCGTTTAAACAAATTAAAAATCCATCCTTCATAATTGAAGCATTAAAATTTCCCCATACATGCTGACTGGGAGAAGAAGTGCACGCAACCTTATTTTCTGATAACATTTTTTTTAGTAATAATAAAAGTGTATTTTTGCCCGCCCCTTCCTCACTGATAAATGTTAGTGATGTTCCCGGTTTCTCACCGGGCCTTTGAACCATATGAGCCAACCATTCTAAGAAATATTCATATACCAATTCATCCCGTCCACATAGAATTTTAATATGGTTCAATATTATCTCTAATTCCTCCTCTTTATTCTCCCAATCTTGAATCATCTCAGCCCTGAAAGGAGACCACATATTATATTCATCATCAGGACAGATTCTGGGGTATGGATAAGAATTTAAACATTCATATATTCTGATATCTTCATAATCATTAATCCACACATCAACTAAATTTTTCTTCTTCATGACCATATCTCCCTTTCTACCATCATAGATATCAATATTACATTTAATATGTATGTTTTGAGTTCTGAATTGTTTTTCATTATATGTCTTCACTATTCCATTATTGACCCTACAAAATGTGGGTGGGTCTAATATTTTGAAATGTGTCTTTTCAAAATCCTTAATCATATTCTTATAGTATTTGGGGTCATTGGGGTATTCATTATCTTCATCTTCTTCTTCATATGATTTTTCTTCATATTCAAAATCATCAGGCATTTCTACTGATTCATCATGATATTTATATGTGAATTTGATATTTAGGTCATCATACTTTGAATTGAGCATATCTTCAATATTTCTTAGATGTTCTGGTTCATTATATAAATCACCATACACCATGAACCCATCCGCCATATATGCTGATATCTTATAATTTCTTTCTTCAAAATATTCAATGGCCTCTCTAATGAAAGTCTGCTCATATTTTGAACATACCCTACTAATAAAAGAACCCTTAACGTTATCTTCTCCCTTAGAAGCCTTAGATTCTTCCAAAATATCTTTATACTCTTCAATTTCAATAAGAGAATTTTGAATATCCTTAAATTCCCTGTCAAGGTCCTTTAATAATTTGTTATTAATTTTTCTTCTGATAAAGTCAGAATTCATCATAGAAGTTATTAATTGTTTGATTCCTAATTTCTGTTTAGGTTCTACCAATTCCAAATACATATCACGGTTCAATACGTAATTTTGAAGATTAGGTGTTAAAATTCCGTTCATCTTACAGATGAATAATAAAATTGATGGATGACAATTTGAAATATCGACATCAGTTGTATGATTAAATAAAAATCCTCTTGTCTTATAGGGTATTCCTTGGATAGAATTATTACAGAATAACCTACCTGCTCCGGTCTTTTTGGAAGATTTACTGATACGGTATACACATTCCATATCATTATCAGATTTCAAAAGGTTCTTACAATAAGTCCTAATTTTCTTATATAACTCTCTTTTATTCTCAATATCGACCTCTTTTCCTGGCCGTTCATCTAATAATTCAGATTCAATCATATCATCAAATGATAATGAAAGGATATAATGTAATCTCCTAATATCAATCACTGATTCTCTAAAAATAAGGGGGGTTGTTGTCATCTTTTCACTCTGGGGGGGGGTTCTGCTTTCCGTCATCATATATATATATATATATAATAAAATATTTCTTTAAACTAAAATTTCCTAAATCCTATATTCTATATATTTTTAAAAATTTCTATAACTAAAAATTTTTCTAAAAAACAAATTCTATAATATAATTATTTTTCTACAACTTCAATATCATTATAATCAATAAGGAATTGATTAAAAAGGCCGTTATCTAACTCCATTAATAATTCTTTGGCTTTAATAATGTTATAAATGAAATCTCCGTATTTGTCAATATATTTATCTTGAAGTTCATATTTCTTTTTGAGATTGACAGTATTTCTTCTTCTCCTTTCTCCCTTTTTATTTTCATCATATCTCTTCTTCATATAATTTCTCATATACTCCTTGTTCTTATTGTCTGTCTCCTCTTTATTTTCCTCCTCAGTAATACTGATTTCGTCTCCTTGTTCCATATCTATATCTATAATTGATTCTAATAATTCTTCTTCGTTTAAAATATTCATTTCCTATATATTAATAAAACAAAATATATTTTTATATACTTTTATAAAAAAAACTTCTTAATTGAATTAGTAGAGGCCGTGCTCTTTAACATATTTAGATGCTTCTACCATTTTCAATCCTTTCTCCTTCATTACCTTTTTTACAATTTCTGCTCTTTTTTTTCTTCCATCTACTTTACCAGCCTTTCCTTTCTTTTCTTTCTTTACTGCTCCTCCCTTTTTCTTCAAAAAATAGTCATCTAAATTAGGTTTCTCTTCTTTTTTTTCTGCCTTCTTAGGTCTTCCTCTCTTCTTCTTTGGTTTATCTTCCTTCTCTTCAAGTTCTTCAATTACCTTTTCTGGAAATACTACCTCAACCGTCTTTTTAAGAACTTTTGAGGCTTTCTTAATATCAGCATCTGTAATCATTGCTCCTCCTTTCTTATTCTTAGAACCCTTGGGTCTACCTCTCTTTCTTTTAACTTCCCCACCCTCTAATACATCCTTTATCTTTTCTGCCACTTCCTTTATCTCCTTTACTGGTAATTTTTCAGCCTTCTTAATAGCCTTTTTAGCCATCTTGGAGCCTTTTTTAATATCTTTTATTATTGCTCCTCCTTTCTTATTCTTAGAACCCTTGGGTCTTCCTCTTTTCTTTTTAGGTTTTTCTTCATCATGGCCCATACCTGACATCACGGCCCCCACCATAGCGTCTGTGGCCAGTCTCTCTGCCAGAGGTAATGCTTTCTGCGCCACGTGGCCTAAAACGGGTTTGGCCACCTTAACTAATTTTTTAGTTCCCTTGTGGAGAGTGTGTGCGATATCTCCGAAAAGATTCCCTCCTTCCATATCATCTAACTTTTTTAATTCTAATGCGTGATATTGAGGATATCGAGCAGTATTTCCACTTAGAATATGATTTCTACTTCTTTTTAAGGTGGGATCTACCATTCCTGCTCCGCTCTTACTTTCAACCATATCATTTAATAGTTTCTTAACCATCTTTTCTCCTACTTTCTCAGCACTCTTTAAGCCAACGTGTTTAACAGATGGCCCTAAGAAATGAACAGCCTTTTTTCCGGCTTCTTTTGCCCCGTGTAAAACAGGTTCAAATATATTAAACATTTTGCCTCCTTCTAAATCATTCCCTCCAATCATTGGATATCTAAGATGAGGACTTGTAATATATTTACCCTTTAAGAACTTATCAGGCTCCCCATATTCATTTTTTCTAAGTTCAAGTGCTTGAATACGTCTCACTATTTCTCTATCATATGGATTATCTCCTATTCCGTAATTACTCATTATATATATAATATATAATAAAAAAATAATTGATAATGGAAATATTATATAATAAAAATATAATATGGACGGCGGAATAATATAATAAATCATATAATATTTCCATCATCAAGATATAGTTTAATTTTCTTTTAAATCATTTTATAATTGATTTAAAATATGTTTATCCACAGAGGGCATCCAATTTATCCATAGCCCCTCCACTTACGACACCTTTTCCTTCCATTATATATCTCATACCCTCTCTCATTTTCTTTGCACCAGATGCGATCCCATCACAGAATCTACCACCTACTAATCGTCGGTGTTTTTCAGAAGACATGGCTTCTTCTTCCTGTGATTTGGCATCGAGAACCATAGCCTTATTCAAAATTCCAGTGAAGATGGAAGATGAACCCTGGATTGTAGAGAATACGCCAGAATTGGCACATACGATAACAATTTCAGGCGTAATTTCTTCTGATGAGTTATTGGTGATATTCATTTTAATTTGAAAGTTATATTGGCCAACGGAGCCGTTAGAAAGATAATCTGGAAGGCTTAGATTATATGCTGGATTCAATACGAGCAGACTTCCAGTAGTATTAAAAGCAGTTTGGAGTTCATCTCCTGCACCTTCATATGCACTGGTGCCTCTAAATTCTAAGTATGACTGTCTACTGCCATTTTTCACGGACAATCTCCACAGATCGGCTTGGGTGGCTCCGCTGAGTAATCCTGACGCATTATTCATATTTACACTTACGCTGTTAATCTGTAAGAAAGAATCAGAATCAGTGCAGTCTTGACTTGAAAGTTGCTTTCTAACACAAATAATAAAATAATCAGGTAATTGATTTAATTGAATATTTTGAGAATTGAGGTCAGATGTGGCCCCGGCAGTCATAGTCGATGCCCCGTATGTGGTATACCGGGGAAAGTCCATATATGGGAGCACATTCCTAACAGAAATTAAATCTGATGGTTGAGAACTAATAAAATTAACGAGAAGCATAGTATTTTCAAAAGCATTCGTATTCACACTATTAGTTAGAGACACTACTACATCTCTATCGACTCCATCGACCTGTTTTGAGAAAGACAAGAAACGTTTGCATGTAGAATCAATATTTAGAACGATACTTAAACCGTTAATGCCCACCATACCTGCTCTGTTAAATTCACCAGGCCCCCACAAAAAGGGTGAGAGCATGACGGGTTCAGTCAATCTTACAGTGCAGAGAATATCCCAGTAATCAGTCAAGTTAGCAGATGTTAGGTCAGCATCGGCCACAGCATCTGCTCCGGCTTCGTGCCGTTGAACAACATATGAGATTAATTCTTGTGAACCTCGGCCGTATAATTCTCCATCTAATCCAGCAGTTCTTGGTCCAGAAAGAGGATTAGAAGATGTATTAGAAGCATCCCCATATTCCTTATATAATTTATCAGGAACAAAAGGACACATACCAGCATATTTTCCGAGTTCCTTATCATCCATCATTCTTAGTAATTGAGGTAATACATCTTGAAGATTAACAGAAACATTAGTATTGTTAATTTGAGCAGATGCTGTGGTTATAAGATGAGAAAAAGGGAAGGCTTGGAAGCCAGAGTCAATGGTCCATTGGAGAGCCTCAGATCCAACGGGAACATTAGTAATTCTAATATTGAAGTTAATATCAGTTTGGATGAAGAGTTCTCTATCAAGAACTACGGATTCAGAGGGAACCTGAACGTTAAAGGTGATAGAAGAGGCAGAAGATGAGATAGCATTGAATTGCTGGTAAGTGTTGGATGCACCGCCAGAATAGACGGCGTAATCGAGTTCGTCAGTTATATCTGAAAGGACAGATTGTTTAACTAGTTGAGTCTTGAAGTCAGCCATTATATATATATACTTATAATAAAATTTTTTTGAAAAATTTTAAAAAAAACACTTTCTATAACTTTTTATCTCTTATACGAAATTTTCATTTTTCAATCCTAATTTGTCTTTCTTTTCAAATAAAAACTTAATAGTGCATGAAGCCCCAGTTGGTAGTGTTAGAGGATGGAACACTCCTAACTTATCCCGCCAGAAAACCTCAATATCTATATTGTATAATGGAGTATTTCCGGTCATATCTATACGTCTATATTCAGATTGAGAGTTATATTCAATTTGGGGTTTATAACATTGTTGATTTGTTTCGAAATCTGTTATTATTTGTGAGAAGTTAGCATTATTGCTTGTCTGTATTATTTCATTATTTGCATATATAAGAGGTGCTGATAACTGATTAGAAATAATGGGTAATGTGTTAGAAGTGAACACTATAGAAGAAATAGGCGTCCAGGTATCAATAGTGCTAAACTCCTGGATGACTTGGACTACATCATATGTGGGGTCATTGACTGGAAATTGTCCTAAATTACTCCCTTCGTAGTCTTCAATAACCAATCTAAAATTCTTACCATCAGATGCTGAGTATCCGTAATTTTCAACCATGAAAGAATTGAATAATGAATACATGGCAGGATTGAAATATATATTGATTTTAGCGGTTAAATCATCATTATAATAATCATTTTCAGCACTGATAATAGCCTTCTGTTCCATTACATCCCAACTTATAATTGGTTGATGGGCATTTTCAATTGGTGAAACTCCGGCTCCACCAGTTGCAGTTATTAAATCTGCCATACAGGTCGCGAACGTATCATTTATAAGGTCAATGAAATATTGGAAATGATAACAATAATAATAATCAGTGTTTGATTGCTGGTATCCAGAAGTTGTAGTATCAGGCGCATTTGGAACTGCTGATGATTTATTCTGAGGGACCCACTGAATGTATGTCTGAACAGGATATAGATTTCCTGCTCCGTCGTCATATTCTAAGGTTATCGAATATATGCTCAAATCAGGGTCAGATTGATTAGGTTGAATCTCACAAACAAAATTTGGTAGGTCATATGTATCTAATGAGAATCTTATAATTGACATATAGTATTCTCCGGTGTTTTGAATGATGGGATTTGTTCTTGTTTCAATAAACCGGAGGTTAGGATTACTTGTTGTAGTAGTCTGAAAATTCGTCGCGATCATATCGTAATAGACCATATCTGGATTAGTATTTCGTTTTATCTTTGAGAGTTGAGACATTATATATATAATATAATATTAAAATAAAAAAAAAATCTTGTATAGTTAGAAATTAGATTATTAGGCGTAATGTGATATAATCGTGATATAGCCAGATGATGTCGTTTCACCATAGCCTTTTGTGGCATTATAGAAAGGATGGTCAGCAGATACACCATCTACATAGAATCCAGAAAAGGCATCTTGACCTGATGGTCTATATGCACTTCCAGGTGTATTTGTATATGTTCCGTCCTGGTTATCTTTCCTATATGCCCCCCAACATATATTTAAATATGCGCCCCCATATTTCACATATGAGGTAGAAGGAACACTTAATAGTTCTGACCCAGAGGCTCCGGTGTATGTATTAGATGTTTCTTCTACATCACCTACTTTTATTTCAAGAGAAGACAATAAATCATTCATATCTCCAACTGATAATGTGCTCATGGCCCCTGAACAATGGCCATTTAGGCCACCTGACCAGCAGATTATATCTAATTTAACCAATGTTCCAATATCATAGTCTGGTATAGAATGATAATATGTTCCAGGTGTATCGAAAGTATTTGAAACACATTTTCCCCCTAACAAAATAGCAGTATCAATATATTCTTTTGAGACTGCCTGGTAATCATCAGTTCCTTCACTATTACTAATAATTGCATTAGTAAATGTATTAGTTCCAGTGAATGTGTTTTCTTCCGCTTCATTTGGTAATTGAAGATTAGTAGTAATATATGTATCAAAATCATTTTTATTAATTAACACGTTATCTCCAATATCAGCCCCTGATTCAGGAACTTGAACTTCTGCTTGAAAAGTTTGAAGCAGAGGAAATGTATTATCAGTTGTTAATACAGAGTTCGCACCAACCATAGCGTCAACATCAGCCTTTGTTTGTATTTCATTATCATTATTATTAGATGTTCCATCTCCTGCTCCTATTTCTACTACTCCTTGAAATTCATTAGACCCAGTCCATACATTATCATTAAGTAAAGTATTATTAGTATACCCATTTCCTGTTAGTGTTCCAGAAATAGTTAAGTCATCATCAATTATAACATTATTAATGAATTCAACGGTAGCATCAATGGTAAATGAAGTTTTATCTCTTCCATCTAATAGATTTTTTATAGACATTATATATTATAATTATATAATAAAATTTTATTATAAGTTATATATATATATGCCGAAGATACCTTTGAAAAATTTTAGAGAATTAGAAGAAGAGGACCTAAACCGGGCCAAGAAAAGAATTAACAAATTATATAAACTTCAAGAATCACCCATTAATGAATTCCCCGACTATGACCCCTCAGAAGGAGACGCTGACAAGAAAGCAGAGGATATGATAAAGATTATAGACGGAATGGAACAAAATATCCAAGTTATTAATGGGACAATGCTCCCATATGTGCTCACACGTTATAGAATAATGGATAGACAATCATACCATATCGCGGTATTTAATTTAGGAGCCCTTGAAAAAAACGCTGACGCATTATCAGTAGTTGTCAATAAAGCAGTTAAAATGTTTAATTATATGTCATTATCTAATATGGGACAAATACAGGATAAAATCAATAGTTTGACAGGAGATATGGGAATATTACGAAATAAATTTAATGTATTAAGTGAGGGTCCAGGGGGTGTGTTTGATGAAGACCAGATAAACACATTAAAAGCACAATTTCAAAAGACAGATAATATCATCTTATCATCTCTTCAAAAGATGGTTTATATGGTCCAAAATTACGTTGAAGTCAGAGTTCCTAATAAATTACCATCTACTGAACCAATAGATAAGAAGCATTCTCTAAGAAAAGGAGTCAAATTTGACAGGAGACCACGACATAGTGTCAATTAATTTTTATTCTAACATATTATATTATATGATAGAAGCAGTAAAAACAAAATATGATGACCCCTTACGTTTCTTTTCAAATCCAGAAAAGGCACAACGTAAAGCCTTTAAATATTTAGGGAAGACAGCGATTCTTTATAAATCTGATAGAACAAACAAAAAGTATATGATAAAGCATCCAAGGAAAGATGAGTTTATCCATTTTGGAGATATCAGATATGAAGATTACACCAAACATGGAAATAAGATTAGAAGGATGAGGTATTTAAAGAGAGCCTTAAACATTAAGGGAGAATGGAAAGATAATAAATACAGTCCTAATAACCTTTCTATCAAGATTCTCTGGTGAATATTTAGATTATAATTTTTTAGAGTATTATAATATATAATAATGCCCTTTAATTTAAGAAAACTTAGGAATCAGAATCTGTATAAGATTTTCAATGTTGAATCAGGAGAGATAATTGACCATATACCCTCTAAAAAAGAAGCACGGAAGAAGTTAAGACAACTAAGAAAAATAGAGAAGAAGAAAGATAAAAATTCTATGCGTGAATGGGAAGATGTAAATAATATTGCCAAGTCTCTATTAAAAAGACATAGAGACTTGACCGGAGAATTAAAAGATTTAAAAGGAGGAAGTATCAATTCAGACATTTTAGAGGAAATGTTGAAGGAATCATACAATGACAAATTAGAAGATATTGAACATTACAAGATAGACCCTGAATTGTCAACTGATAGAGTAAAGGTATATGTCAATGAAAAGAATAATAAGGTATACAGTGTGCATAGAGGAAGTAGTGGATGGAGAGATTGGATAGATAATTATAATTTAGTCAAATATGGAAAGTTCAAGAGCACAGACACTTATAATACACATCAAGATTTACAAAAAAAGATTGATGCCAAATATGGAAAAGAGAATATAAGTCTGATAGGTCATTCCAGAGGAGGAAAATATGTCGAGGAATTGAATAAAGAAAACCCCGGATATCATGAAGTGATAACTTTTAATAAGGCCACTAATTGGAGTGATATAGGACGTAAGAATCCTTCTAATCAGTATGATATTAGAGTTGAAAATGACCCCGTATCTTCTCTCTATTGGACCCAGAAATACAAAAATAAACCTATCATCATAGATTCAGATTCTCTGAATCCTTTTTCTAATCATACATTTGAAGATAAATTAGATAATCTTAATGGACAGGATATAGGCCGTCCATATACCCAACCTCTATTTGAGAAAGAAGATATACATTTAGACCAGCCGTTAGAAGAAAAAGAAAAAGAGATACAAGAGATAAAGGAAGATACAAAAAAAGAAGAAGAAAAAAAAGGTGAAGAAGAAGTAAAACTAAATACAGATGGTCAGGAATTATACACAGGGGGTAGTTTGAAATCATTACCTATAAAACAACTCAGAGATTTTTTAAGAAAACATCACAGACTCAACAAGAACAAAAGAAAGGCTTATAATAAGATCCCAAAGAAAGAAATTATAAAGGAAATAGAGGAGTTAAGACGGTATTATTCTTAAAAATATTATATGTAAATAAATATCAATATTTAGATTTTACAATGAAAAATATTCTTTCTATATAACCATTATAATTTGGTTATAAAACAAAAAATGAAAAAAGACATTTAATCCTATATATACAAATTAAATGATATTAATAATTACCTAAACTACTATTTCATCTCTGAAAGCAATTATCATGACATATCCATTACCAGGTGCTCTTAATTCTACATCATCCACACTATATGAACCAGAATATCCGTATCCATTCATTACGAGTGGATTTGGAACATATAAAGGTCCACCCACAATGGGTTCGACACAATTAGATAAAACAACTTGGCCATCCATACCAGCGCTTGTAAAAGTAGGTGCATCTGCAACATTAGGTGCAGAAACGCCGTCTGGGTTATCTGCTCCGGCAGGAACAACTACTCTATCTATACCATCCCAAGTAATATTAGTGGTTGTATCATCAATTGTGATCGTAATATCTCTATCGATGGAAGTCATTTGAAAAGCCACAAATTGACCACTCCCGCCGTAATTTACAGTTCCTGCATCCCCACCTGCATATCCGGCACCACCTGCACTAACTGCGCATATAATCATAGATGCTACATCTGCCATCTCAGCAACAGTGAAAGTATCAGATGCTGTGTATTCAAAAATTTGAACAATTCCGCCGTTAGTATTTAAAGTGGCAATTTCATTATCCACATATTGTTTAGTGGCTAATTCTGCATTTAAAACAGGGTCAGGACTAATAACTGTATTTTCAAAAGTATTCGTATTAGTGAATGTATAATTTTCATTTAGTAGAGCCTCAGTGGCTGTTGTAAAATCTGCGTCAGCCTGAGTTTTTCTTATTAATTGAACATCTAATACATCTGCATTTTGAAGTGTTGGCAATTCATCCAGAATGTTATTACCTGTCCAGTCATTGGCCTGATTTGGCAGTCCATTATCATGATTCGTAAGTGTAGTTGTGGCATAGTCGAGGGTAGTTGGTTTAGTATTTACATCTACTGCTAATGTAAATGAAGGCACATTTTCAAATTCATTTTGTCCTTCCCAAGTATTATTAGTGGCCAGGTATTCATTGGCAACTCCGGAATCACTAATGACTCCATTGACTGTAAGGTCTCCTTCAATAACTACATCTTTATTTATAGTCAATGTGTTATTAAAAATAGTATCGTCTTTAATTGAACCATCTATTAGAGATTTTAATGACATTATATAATAGATAATTAAAAAAAATAATTTAAATTAAATTAAGAGGTATAATATTCAATGAGAGTATATCCTCCATCCTCCCCAGCAGATGACGTGCATTTTTTGGCAGACCCACCCGTTCCATATAGAGAGAATGACCCATACTGATAAACAGAACCGGCATTCTGTGAACCATCTAATCCGTTAAATTCTGAGAAATAAGAAGGAATAAGAGCAGAACGTGTTAATACCCCACCCTTTGATGTCTTCTTTGAACCACAATATAAAATATTAGTATTACTATATACTCCTCCTCCACCGGCTGTTCCTATTAATACATCTTCTCCGTAATATCTGACTGCATCATTGGCGTTCACGGATAATGTAGAATCACCCCCAACAGTAGGGGCCACTCCGCATTCAATAGAAGCATCACCACCTGTGCCAGAAACAAATGAGACATTAAAGGTATTCACAGCATTAGAAGTATTGACTAACATTATAACTGTAAAACATGCACCAGAACCACCAGATACTCCTGAGGTTAAGCCATTTGAACAGGAATTAGAGTTATAAGCGGATGCTCCACCTCCACCTCCTACTACTTGAAAGAAAAGTGCTCTAACGTCTTGTTCTACGGTTGATTCATCCATTGTAAGATTTGTATTTCCATATGTAGATAAGGTATTACCTAATGCAGATTCTTTAATTTCATTATCAGCGTATAATTTATTTATAAGTTCTGTATTGTCTGTTAGGTCAACAATTTCTTTTTGGATATAAGGTGATTCTTCGAAAATAACAGAGCCTCCCCAAGTATTATTAGAGGATAAAACAGTAGTTCCAATATCAGATACCATATTTTTAAGATAGAGAGCAGGCACCCCATCTGTTCCTGCCACGGGTTCAACGTATTCACTCATTACAAGTTCATTATTGAATGTTTGGGTATCTGTCCAGGTATTGGCAAGATTAACAACTGAAAGTTCATCTCTTATACTTTCTAATTGAGATTTCCTCACCATATCTTCATTATTAACTGCATCAGCATTAGTAGTAGGCCTGGATGTGTTATAACTATTAGTTCCGGTCCATACGTTATCTTCATATAATCCGCTGGCGTGGTTTCCATTAATAGTGCCATTACAGGTAAGGTCAGCATTAACAATAACGCTCGAATGAATATTAGAATCTCCGGTTAAAATAACATTAGACTTTGTATTATCAAGACTTCTTAATGACATCGTATATATAATAATTTATAATATAAAAATTTTAAAATTATATGTCTAATAATACCGGAAATTCAATCTTTGAGTCCATAATCTAAGAAATTTACCACAGAATGGCCATATAACGGACATTTTAAGATATTTACTTGTAAAAATTTTAAAATTTTTACTTGTTTAAATCTATTTTTGGGGTATTTCTGCCCTTTTTAACGTATTTTTACGTTAAATGATTAAAAAATATTATATATTTAACTTATTCCCGGGTATTCTGGATACTTCTTTAATAACTGGCGGTTCTTCTCTATATAAAAACTTTAAATCTTCTATTGGAATATAATAATACTCTTTCTCATCCCAACTCTCCTTTGCTCTTGAAAACATTTTCTTTTCATATTTTGAGAACTTGTCCTCACGATATCTTATATAATATATCTCTGATAAATCACGCCTCATATCATAGACAAAATTAAATACAAAATATATTTTCTTATTCTCTTCTTCCTTTATCTTATTACAAGTTAATAATGTAGTAGGATACTTATTATAACTATTCTTTCTACTCTTCATCTCTATATTTATATACTTTGACACGAAATCGTATTTAGCCCACCTTTCAGTAGGCTTAATAAATTTCCATTTCTTTTTTAAGATTCTAAAAACTTTATTTTCTTGTTGCATTCCCCATTGGGCGTCTTTCTCGTAATTCACCATATATAATAGCATTAGAAAAATATTTTGTAAAAATCTATACTCTTATAAATAATTTTTGTAAAAATCTATAACCAATTAGTTTATGGAATGTAGATAGAAACCAGAGCGTCTGGGTATATGTCATGTTGTATGACATTATTTACTATTACACGTTTAAATTCGTCTAATTCCATATTCAAATCACGCATTAAGAGGATACGTAGCACCAACCACCGCCCGCATGTATTGATTCCTTCTTTTAATTTTTGAAACTTGTAATCATTGTATGTATATTTTAAATCCTTGTCTCTATTCTTAATTAGTCTTGTTAATTCATTATCATCTTGATTAAAAATAAAATTTTTCAACTTAGATATCAACTTATTCTTTTGTTTATCCGGCTTTTCACCGTATGAATTGAAATACTCAATACAATTATTAAATCTCAATATTGCCACCCAATGACCAATATTAAAATCCTCTGTTTCTATCAAAATAATCTTGAATGTTCTATCCATTGGCAGTAATTCATTTATATTTTTTATATTCTCTAATTCTGCATATTTAATAATATAGTTCTCACTTGGACTACCTAAATATCTTTCTATGTCATCATTAGTCATATTTGTTCCAATTCTTTTTATTAATTCATCCTCATCTACTGCTTTAAAATCTGATTTGAATAAATCCCAATTAACCATTTATATATAATTATAGATGATAAAAAATTATTTCTTGATATAGTTATTTTGAATAGTGGATGTGCTCGTTCCCATTGATGATGCGTCTTCTTTTAAATTTTCCATTACATCTTTATATTTGTCTGTAAGATATATTTTTCTTAACATAGAAGACCCTATCTTCTTATTGAACACTTTATACAAAATTCTTGTAATTGAATTATTATTAGGAAGAGGTGAACCTTCAAAATTAACCAGAAATGGAACCAATAAACCATTATTATAATTTACTCTGAGAGGATGAAATTTTAAATATAGTTTTATTAGCGCGAGTAATTTAGATGATATATCTATTATTTGTGTCTTGTAAGTCTTTTTAGTTTTATACACATTAAAGACAAATACTTTTTTTTTAACATCTAAATAATTTTTAGTCTGGTCCATTCCTTCTTTATAATTTTTAGTTATAAAAAGTTCTTGATAGTCTTTATTTCTTCTGGGGGCTTGGAGCAGGAATAATCCAGCAGTCATGATATATAATAACATATTCCACTCCTGCTCATTCAGTTTCTTTTTGTTTCTTATATCATTTATAAATTCAAGTTTCTCACTAAAAATACTTTCTATCTCTTTTTTCTCTTCCCACTCAACGCTTTCTTTTTGAGTCTTTTTTGTTTGGTCTCTTAATTCTACGTTCATTTCATCTAAAATGTCGTAATAGGTCTCATAGAGTTTTTTAAACTTCTTCTTTTCATCTGATAATGTTTTTAATAATGACACTATTGAGATTATATATGAACGTCTGGTGTTGGGCTTATAATGACTAATCTTATTTAATACCTCATCAGAGTCATTCAAAAATTTGAAATTTGATATTTCCTTACCATCATTTAATCTTTTCAGATTTCTTATATAAAGTTTTCTTGAAGATTCTGAAACCTTATTTTTGAAGATGTCTTCTAAATCCATTTGTATATAATAAGATTATAAAAAAATCTAATTTATACGTTTTTATAATTTAGATTCTGTTTCCATATTCTCTTCAAAGTCAATATCCTCGATATGTCTATAAAATCTGTCTTTATCTCTACCATCAAATCTTCTTAATTCTGGTTTATCTAAATTAATATTGATTGGAAACAGAGGCGGTAAGTCATCGTCATCTTCATTTAATGTATTAGTTGATGTGTTTTTCTTTAACGGTGTATTTGGACGGGTTCTGGATGCCTCAGAATTGATATCTCTAAAATCACTTGGAATTTCTGTTAATAAATCTATTGATAATTTACGTTTTAGAAGATTAGAGGCTTCTATCAATTTTACATATTCTGAATACTTCTCATTCAAATAATCTTTTCCTTCATCTGTTCTATTTTCTCTTGAAAGAGAGAGGGTTTTAAATATATCTATGGAGAGAGTGTAAAACTGTTTGGATTGTTTGAATTCTAACATCATAGAATTATGGATATCTAAATATAATTCAATTGATGATATTACACCCATTATCATACCTAAAATACAAGTAATTAATGATATTATTAATTGTGAAATAAATGGTTGGAGGGCGATCGATGAGGTTGAAGTGATTGACGCGAGAATAATTAAGGGTATTCTAAAATACTTAGATATTTCTTTAAAATTATAATATCGTCTTCTGTGATATTCTGACAAGTTAACACAGTTAATCCTTAATTTCTCTGATAAATCCTCTATCTCATCTGTCCATCCCTTGATGTTATTATTATAATTCATCATGTTATATAATATAATATGATTTTAATTAAAAAATTAATAAATTGAATTGATATCTTTATCTTTTGACTGGATAGTAAAATTAAAGGACTTATACTGAGGAGTTCCCGCACTATATGCGAAATTTAGGGTCGTATTACCTGTATTCGCACTTACTGTAACTGTAAATGAATTATCACTTGATACGTTGTTATTATTACTAAAAACTGTTCCCGTTGAATTTTGAAATACAGAAATATTTAAATAGATAGTTTCGTAATTGGTGCCGTCGTATATGGATGCCTCCCCTCTAATAAAAATATTAGATGAATTTATATTATCATATACTATTGTTTTGGTATATGATGTTGAGGTAAAAGTGTCTTCATCTTGATAAAAATAAGTTCCATTAAAATTTGTTAAATCCGTAAAAGGACTACTAACAGTTATACTTGATGCAGATTTTGTAGTTATTTCATCTGTTCTTAATTCGTAAGTTGAAACATATGAATTAGCCCCAGATGTTGTAATATACCCTCCATCAGTTTGAACATTAATATAAGCGGTTGTGGACCCTGCTAATAATAATATACTCTCTGTAATTCCAGTATTAGACCCCATAGTTAAATTTGCTCTATTGGCATTCATGACAAATGAGAAAGCACCCCCAGAATTTGCGACATTTGTTGTCTTATCACAGATATTAAAACAGTTATCGGATCGTAATAAGACACCATCAATATTTGGAGTGATAGTTCCGTCTCCGTTATAATCTATATAAGATAACGTTTTAGTATAATCTGTTGTTGATGATGTAGTATTTAACCTTATATCATCTGCGACTAAATTAGTCGTAGTAATTAAGCCACCAACTGTTAAATCATCTGCGATCGTAGTTGTTGTATTTCCAATAGTCATTTTTGTCCCACCTTCTATTTGGAAAAGGATATCATTATAAAGAGTTCCGGTATCACTAATAGTTCCCAAAATTAAATCTTTGGCGTCATCTGAATATGATAAAATTTTGTTCCAAAATCCGGAAACACTGGCAAATTTAAGATATTCTGTTCCATCATCAGATAAGAAATTTGTAAACTTAGACTGTATATTTAAAGTTCCCCCTGTTGAGCCTTCATTTATATAACTTGTATTAATATTTGAGGTTGTTATTTCATTAACATCTGAAATATCATTACTATTCATAGATAAACTATTATTTGCAGTTATTCCGGCACTTGTGGTAGATTCATATAAATTATCTACATATAATCCGTTAACATTAGAAATATCCTGAGAATAATTATCAATACCTCCTCTTGTCTGGATCGAGTTAGTGAAATATTGGGTTCCATCTTCTAATAAAACGTATCTATTGGTTCCTGTTCCATCTCTAATAGTCATGCCCGCGGCCGTCCGGTATATTGTCATTGTATCACCATTTACATTAGAAAAATCAATAAATGATGTATCACCATTTAAAGTAATACCACCACCTGATAAATCTAAATTATAAACATCACTTATAGCGTTAGAATTGAAAGATACATCATTATTAAATGTAATACCACCTAATGTATGTTTCTCGTATATATTAGCACAATATACACCATCAGGTGAAATATTATCAATATCATTAATAGAGTATCCGGGCATGGTTATATCATTATTAAACGTGATAGTTCCTCCGGTCTGATGATATATATTTTCAAGGTAGAAATCAGAAGAATAAGAGGATATAGTAGTAAGTGAATTAATACCGGTAATATTTGTTTCATTGAAATCTGTATTTTTATAAATGTTGATCCCATTAGTTGAATCAAACTCAATTATTTTATCACCGTTATTTCTAAAACTATATGTATTTTCACTGCCGGCAGTATTGAAAATCCAAGGACTACTATTACTTGTTGATGTATTCAACATTATTAACATAGAAGGGTTTATATTGTTAATATAAAGTGCATTTGTTCTATCATTAGTTGAACCATTTATATATATTGGGGCTTTTTCAAAAGTGAAATAAGAACCCTTAGGGGTAAATGAAGCCACTTCTAAGGAAGATACCCTTTCTATGGGGTTAGAAGACATATCTAATGTATTTTCCATTGTTGTCGTATTTGTAAATGTTTTTGCACCGGTTATTTCTTCATCATCTGCCTTTGATACATACAGATCGGGGAGGGTTTCGATAGTATTTATCTGAGATTGTAAAGTAGTTATCCTCTGATTCAAAGAATAGTTATTTAACATTATATATAATAAATTATAAAAAATAATTTAATTTAAAATAGAAGTAAAATTAGAATTGATAAACACAAGGTAATAACGCCCAAATTTCGCCAGTTTCTAAAAGTCCTGATTGATATTCCGTAGTATTTAATTCAAAATTACAATCAATGGTAGCCTTGGCCACGGTGTAATTGTGGAGGAGGTCGTCTTCTTGTTTTTCTCCATATCCAGGAATGGCGGAAGATTGGATATAATCTCCGGCTTCTAATGGGCCCATAGAATTAATAACTAAAAGGGAACCTTCACCTCCTGAATTAACCTTAATAAATGTTTCTGTATCTGGAAGTTTATTTTCAAAATCAAGGGCCCCGACTTCCGTATTTGCAGAATATGTATTATCTGCATATAATGGTATTTCATATGAATAAACACCAAATACTCTTTTATCTTTCTGGCTTTGTGTTAAAACAACACGGGGCACTGCATCATCAGGTGTAATCTGGTCAATATTATTATAATCTCTACCATTGAACCAATTGACTATTTCATTTGTAGAGGAGACTAAGGCCCCTACCTTATACTGTAAAAAATCTGCTTTATTTACACAACAGATGTGCGAAATCGTATAGGAAATATTAGGAGCCGAAAAATCGATATTCCAAATGGTCGATCCGGCAGAACTAATTTGACGATCAACATCCCTATTTATAATCATCCACAACTTCCTATTATTCAAGGTATTGACTAACATTAACCCTGCATCATTCGCATTATTATTTTGACCCTCTCTCACACCAAAGCACATATCCATTTGTGAATTGGAATCTGCATTATACATACGTATCCCGGACTGGTTGGCGCCATGATGTATAGACAAAACGGCACCATCCGAATTTCTTACCGATCCGTCTAAATCAAGATGTTGTGTTATTTGAGTAGATATACTGCTGATATTTCCTGTGTTAGTGCTTATATTATTAGTGTTAGTTGTCTGTTGTGTTGATAAACTACTGATATTTGATGTGTTAGTGCTTATATTATTAGTGTTGGTTGTCTGTTGTGTTGATAAACTACTGATATTTGATGTGTTAGTGCTGATGTTTGATGTGTTAGTGCTGATGTTTGATGTGTTAGTGCTGATATTATTACTATTTGTAGTAATATTACCATTTATTGTGGTTATTTGGTCATTATAATAAGGGTTATTTAATTTTACATATGGTGATACCATATTTAATTGGGTGGTATCAACAGAATCTACTTCAAAATATGATGAACCACCAGAACTGCCCGCTTCTAATGTTCCAATTCTTGAAGTATGGTCTGTTAATGTTGTAGTATGTCCAGATACTGTGGTATTTAATGAATTAATTGATGTAGTATTATTAGATATATTTGAAGCATTCGTTGTGATATCGTTTCCATTATTAGTAATGTCTGTTTCTAAATTAGAAATATAAGTATTATAATAAGGGTTATTTAATTTTACATATGGTGAAATCATATTTAATTGGGTGGTATCAACAGAATCTACTTCAAAATATGAAGAACCACCACCAGATGAACCTTCTAATGTCGTAATTCTATTTCCATGGTCAGTAATTGAAGTATTGATTGATGAAATACTATTACTATTTGTAGTGATATTACCGGAATTTGTAGTAATATTTCCGGCATTTGTCAGAATATCTGCTTGGGCTGTTGATAAACCAGTAGTTAATGTAGAAATATTACCTGTATTTGTTGTTTGTTGGGTAGAAAGAGAACTAATATTACCGGAATTTGTAGTAATATTTCCGGCATTTGTCAGAATATCTGCTTGGGCCGTTGATAAACCAGTTGTTAATGTAGAAATATTACCTGTATTTGTTGTTTGTTGAGTTGTTAAAGAACTAATATTATTACTATTAGTTGTAATATTACCAGCATTTGTCAGAATATCTGCTTGGGCAGTTGATATATTATTACTATTAGTTGTGATATTTCCAGAATTTGATAAGATATCTGCTTGGGCTGTTGATAAACCAGTTGTTAATGTTGAAATATTACCCGTATTTGTTGTTTGTTGAGTTGTTAAAGAACTAATATTACCGGAATTTGTGGTGATATTTCCTGTATTTGTTGTTTGTTGGGCAGAAAGAGAACCTATATTATTACTATTAGTTGTAATATTTCCAGAATTTGTTAAAATATCTGCTTGGGCTGTTGATAAACCAGTTGTTAATGTTGAAATATTACCCGTATTTGTTGTTTGTTGGGTTGTTAGAGAACTAATATTATTACTGTTAGTTGTGATATTTCCTGTATTTGTTGTTTGTTGGGCAGAAAGAGAACCTATATTATTACTATTAGTTGTGATATTTCCAGAATTTGTTAAAATATCTGCTTGGGCTGATGATAAGCCAGTATTCAATGTTGAAATACTACCACTATTAGTTGTAATATTTCCGGCATTTGTTAAAATATCTGATTGGGCAGTTATGATATTATTACTATTAGTAGTGATATTACCAGCATTTGTCAGAATATCTGATTGGGCAGTTGTAATATTATTACTGTTTGATGTAATATTTCCGGCATTTGTCAGAATATCTGATTGGGCAGTTGATAAGCCAGTATTCAATGTTGAAATACTACCACTATTTGTTGTAATATTTCCGGCATTTGTTAAAATATCTGTTTGGGCTGTTGATAAGCCAGTATTCAATGTTGAAATATCATTTTGGGCTGTTGTAATATTACCAGTATTTGTCAGAATATCTGATTGGGCAGTTGTAATATTATTACTGTTTGATGTAATATTACCAGCATTTGTTAAGATATCTGCTTGGGCTGTTGATAATCCAGTATTCAATGTTGAAATACTACCACTATTTGTAGTGATATTACCAGCATTTGTCAGAATATCTGCTTGGGCCGTAGATAAACCAGTATTCAATGTTGAAATATCATTTTGGGCTGTTGTAATATTACCAGTATTTGTCAGAATATCTGATTGGGCAGTTGTGATATTATTACTGTTTGATGTAATATTATTACTATTTGTTAGAATATCTGCTTGGGCTGATGATAGGTTAGTATTCAATGTTGAAATACTACCACTATTTGTAGTGATATTACCAGCATTTGTCAGAATATCTGATTGGGCCGTAGATAAACCAGTATTCAATGTTGAAATATCATTTTGGGCTGATGTAATATCATTTTGGGCTGATGTAATATTTGTATCATGTCCGGTGTGTAAATCATCGTAATATGGTATAATTATTCGTGTATTTCCTCCTGTTAATCCAATTGTATTTGGATAAAGGGCAGAAGACGCGAAGAAAGTATTACTGGAAGTTGTTGATTCCAAAGAAGATATAGTGTTCTGTTGAGTTGTGAGTGTATCATTTAAACTGGTCAAAGTGTTCTGTTGAGTTGTAAGTGTATTATTGAGGGTTGATAGGGTGGATTCCTGATTTGATAATGTGCTTGCATGACTATTTACCGTATCTGAAATTGTAGATAACATTGAAATATTATCATCGATGTTAGTTTTCAAGATGTTATTAAATGACATTATATATAATATTATATATAAAAATTTAAAAATGTAATTAATCGTCATCTTCATGATTGACTAAGAAGGCCCCCTTTTCATATAAAATGACATTTGGATATGATTTTACAATAGAAACCCACCGGCTGGGGAGTTTCTTTATCTTTTTTATTGTCTCTTTATCCATTCCAAAATAATTTTCTAATAAATATTTAGTGGCTCTTCCGCCCATATTTGCAGGAAATATGGTCAATGCGTGGGCCTCATTGAGAATTCTTCTCGTTTCATTGCCATTTGTGGGCAGATGGTAGGTTAAGATAACAGACGTTTTGGAATGCCGGCCGGTTTCTAAGAGCATATTTAGAATAGTTATCACTTTTTCACGTATCTTTTTATTTCTTATTACGTCTGTATCATCAAAAATAACTAATGAATTTTTGAAATCACGGGTAGTGAGGTCAGCAGAAAGGAATTCTTCTGATAGTTTTATTTTCTTCAAGTCTTTTATTTTATCAATGGACCCCGCATCCTCTGCCAAGGAAGAAATAAGATAAATCTTATTTTTTGGATACATCTTTTTATATTCATTGGCCCAGAGCATAGAGTAATAGGACTTTCCACTGCCACTTTGGCCGGAGATATACAGAATCTCTCTTTCTTTATTCTTATTGGGTAAGGGTTGGATGAATTCCTTACGGTTTTTTAATTTTATTTCAGTAAAAGCGTCTTCTATGTCGTCATCGTTTGAATCTAAATATAATTTACGGTTTCTTTTCGTATTACCTTTAAATCGTATCTCTCCTATTAAACAACCTGATTTTTCAAAGTTCATATATATATATATTAGATTTTTATATATGAATTATTTTTTTCAATTCCTTATTGTTTTTTATAAAGTTTTTAGTGTGTATATTAACTAAATCTTGGAAAAACTTAATCACTATTTCTAACTTATCTATCAAGTCTTTCTTTGTATTCTCTCTAAGAATGGACCTAATATAGATTATATATTTTTGAGGTAGTTTTTCTATAATGTTTTCTAATGCCTTTTTTATCTTTTTCATCTCTACTCTCTTAAACTTATTAAATACTGTTTCTTTCAGAGTCTTCATATCTCCTGTTAGGGCGGAAAGATGACCAATAGGAGAATTGAAGAAATCAATAAGAATATGTCCTATTTCCGTATGTTCATTATCTTCTAATTTTAGAAAGGAAAAAAGACGTTTCAGGGCCTTGAAGTAGTTATCCTCTTTTAGTTTTTTGAAATAATCTAATTTTATATTTGTTATTATTTGGTCTCTAATCTTGAAATTAACAGGGTAGGCGTCATGCTCACCAAAACTTATAAAGTAGATTTCAGAAAATTCTATGAAATTACCGTTTATTATTGAGACTATATCCATTTTGATAACTGACTTTTGATTCAAACAACTTATAAAGTCTATTTTTCTATCTTCTATGTATTGATAACCCTGAGCGATGGTCTCTTTATTCCATCTGAGAGGAATTCCGCCTGGAAGATGACCTGCCTTAAAATCTGTTATATACATATCTTTTTCTTTATATACATCCTTAAATTTCTGCTGGAATATTTTAAGTATCTGCTCATATGCTTTTTGTTCATCAGGGCATTTAGTATATTCCATTAAATCAAAATCATCATTATATTCTATCTCTGAGATCCCACCGGTTCCTACAACTTTATATTTTCCAAAAAGGGATAGGAGCCTAAACACTTTTCGCTCTGCATTTGAAAAATTAGTTCTTTCTTTTATCTTCTTAATTGTCATATTATATATAATATAACACAAATAAAAAATTAAATCATATCAATATTTGCTGTGAAATTTCCTTCTAAGTAGGAAAAGAAGTCAAAGCGTTCAAAGTGTTTATAATTTGATTCTTCTTCAAATTCATTTTCTTTAAATTCTTCTGGACAACAGGAATTATTCTTATCATGACATCCAGGACAACATCTATTTTTAAAAATTATAAAGTATCTTTCTTTTCCTTCATGAGTGAAGATTACTATTTTATAAAGATATACCCCTTTTTCTCTGTATAATTCTTTAAGGATTTGGGGCTTGAAGATGTCCAAAGTTTCAGTTAGGAGGCATACGCCCTCGTGTGTTTTTCCAGAGAAAATCATTAAAGATTCTATGTTTCCTTCATTTTCATTTATAATTGATTTAGGGCAGGTGATAACCCAATCAATACCAATATCTAATAGTTTACTCTGAATATCATCGTATTTATCTTTATTAGACCCTATAAAAAGTTCTACATCTCTGTTAGATGAAAGATAATTCACGAAAGGAGTATTACGTCCATATGGATTTGGAATATAAATTCTTTGTTTTTGTGAGGGTATATGAGTAAAAAGTTCTAAATATAATTCTTTAAAATCTGACCTTAACATCCTATATAATAAGTTAGATTTTTATTTTAAATCTTTTTCAAATTTTGAAAAGGGAACATAGAGACGAAATCCGGAATCTAAAAAGAAGTTGTCTTTTAGGGTTGATTCTAAAAAGGGCATATATGGCGGATATTAGAAGATATTGACAGATGATGACAGATAGAAGAAGAAGTTAAAAAACCTAAAAGGGCATATACTAAAAAGAAAAACTATAAGTCTATGATAGATTTGACAGATTGGCAGGTTTTTAAGAAAATAAAAAAAAAAAAAAGAATTAAAAATTATCTTTGTTCTTAATTTTTGAAATAATATTTATAAGTTGAAAATACCTTAAATCTGTCAAATCTATCATAGGTGCCCTTTTTTAAAAGTCAATGTGTCAGGACTCTTAGAGGTTATAACCTAAAACCGCGGTTTTGAGTTGTTTTCTT